TCTCGCGCCTTCGCGTGTTCGAACCACTGCATTGAAGCATTCGGATTCGAGTCCTTCGACTTATTCGGCCCGTTGTAGTATTGCTTCTTTGCGTAAGGCTCGTTCCATTCGAGTTCGCCAGTTCCCTGAATCGGGAAAACAGATCCTTGCAGCGCGCCGGTATCCATCGGACAAAAATAGTTCGAGTCTGCTGCAACACGGTTATCAAGCACAAGCTGTGCGCGCCCGATGCGGTCGTCAACTTTTCCGAGGATTGCGCTTTCATCGAGATCGACGGTGATCGTCATACTAGCGCCACCTCGTAATGATGCGGGTTTCCGTAAACCGTATATTCCGGAGTAACCTCGCGGACAGTAAATGTCCGTCCACCAAAAACGATTTGATCGTTAACGGCGAACGTGGTTCCTGCAGGAAGCGAGTTCTGCACATCAAAGAACAATACGCCGAGATCATTCCGCTGTTCTCCAAGAGAGGTAAGCGCGTTTTTTCGTGCGGTTTCAAAGCGAATATAATTCAGCGTTGAATCTGTATACGTTACCTTCCCGCGCGCGTCAGGCTCTCCGGGTTTCTTAAGCGTCGCGGTATGCGGAAGAAGGCTTCGCGGTATCGGGCTAATCGGCATACTGCGCCCCCGCAACTGATACGCCTGCAAACATCAAGCCGGTTGCTGAAAGGTAGTTCATCGCACGTGGTGAAAGAGTCGGTCTTGAAGATCCGGAAGATCCACCAGAATACGAGAACTTTCCGATGCTTGCAGATTGCACCGCGTCGGCGTTATACGTTTCTCCGTTCGTGACATAGAACTCAGCCTGAGCGCAGCAGGCTTTTTTAACCTGCGTGAGCTGCCAAAGCGAAAGGCCTGCTTCGACAATATGAAAACCTGTCATCATGTCGAGATCGTCGGAAGCGCGCTCAAGCCACTTCGTAGTTTCAGCGTCGACAACCGAGCGCCCGCCGTATGTCGTTTTGTAATATGTCAGATCAGCATATGCCATATCAGGCCACCTGTTCGATATAGTAATTAACCGCGCTGCGCTGGCTTCATTTCAGCTTCCAGCCCTGCGCGATATATCCCGGAACTTCCGAGCGCATACGGATTCGAGTAACGCCGTTCTTGACGATCTCGACTTTCTCGCTCAGGTTCTCTTCTGCTTTCGCTTCTACAACCTGGTCGGATAATTCGTTCTGATTCTCTTCAACGTCTTTTTTCTTGTAAGCCATTTTCCACCTCCTGGAAATAAAGCCGGGGAGTTACCCCCGGCCAGTTGTTACGCGGTCTGGATCACGCTGCGGCGGATAATGCGCCCGTTCTCGTCAAGCTCAACCAGGTAGTTGTAATACTTGGAAACTGTGACGTCTTCAACCTTTGTCGCAACGGTGATCTTGACCCATTCTGTGGTATCGAGTTCATCATAGCACGCAACTGCGGCAAGCTCAGTAGCCGATCCTCCGTCGAGATACCAGAACTCGTGTCCGGCTTCGCGTTTCGTAAACAAGTCGCCGAGCGTATAGCTCGCATTTGTTGCACCAGAGGAAGCGAGGACGCCAGAACCGAAACCGGCGATAGTCGCGGTCTTGAGGGACACGTAGATAGCGTTATGTTTGTTGTCGTAAACCCAGCAATCGTGGTACAGACGCATCATGATCTTTTCAGCGTCGGCACTCTGGTTGTCGTCAGCCGATACGACCTTCACTTTCTGATGCTTCACGAAAGCAACGGCTGCATTCTGGCTCATGATGATCCAGTTCATATCCTGTGCAAAATCCTTAGCCGCGAAGCCGTTGGATCCGAAAGCGTATTCGGTTTTCATGCGGGCAGATGGAACAGGGACGATGCGAACGCCGTCGATCTCGTAGGTTTTGGTGTTGATCCCGTTTCCGCCATCGCGTACCATGAGCAGTTTGGAAAGCTCGGTCGAGGTGGTGAGGTACTTCCACGCGGTCATCGACATGAAGGCAATGAGCGGTTCCTGCTCGCCGATGGCGTCCTGAACGTCGGCCACGTTACCCTGGAAGGTGGTAAGCAAGGTCGCGGCGGCAGGCGTGTAATATCCATAACGGACGGTTGCGTCGTCGACAATAGCGGCGAAGATCGAGGAATAACGGTAGGAGTCAATCTCGGGAACTTCCTTGTCCTTCGCAAACTCGCCGATAAGATTCGTCGCAGAGAGGGTCTGCATGGTCTCGTCGGCGTCCATAACGTCCACGTTGAAAGACTTTCCGCGATCCATGCGAATGGTATGATCTTCCCATGCGAGGGTGGCGGCTCCGGCGGTATAGCCAGAATCGCGGTTATAATCGCTGTATCCATCAGTGGAAAGCTTGGCGATCTTTACGGAGTTTCCGCCGTTATAAACGAGGCGGGACTGGTTCGCCGTGAGAGGCGCGGAGGTGAGGCCGGCAGTTACAACCTCGTCGAGGATTGCGTTATAGACTGCGGCTTTCGTGACAGTATTTGCCATTTATAGGCTCCTGATTGTTCGGAGCCATAGACGCAAAAACCGCAACGGCTCCAAAAATGGTTTGAATCCAACGGATTCGTATTACCAAGTTTTAGAGACCCTTGCGGTCTTTACCTCGGAGAATGCCGAGCCATTACCAAGAGTATCGCACCACGCGGCGCGATTGTCAAGTTATTTTTTCAAGCCAAGCTGTGCGCGTGCCTTGTCCAGAATTGAATCGGCCTCGCTCTGAGTCTGCCCATGCGCCGGAGCCCCGATGTCTTTCACGGGCCCGCGAGCGAACTCGGGGAACTCGGCGAGAACTGCGGCCACGCGCTCCTCGACGGTATCGCCTTCGTACCCTGCGGAGAGCTTAACCACGCGGTCAACCTTGTCGCCAGGCACACCCTTCTTGAGCGCGATGTTCTCGGCGCGGATTGCGTCGGCGGCTTTCTTGGCCTCGGTGTCAGCACCCTTGAGCGCATCCAATTCTGCCTTGAGCTTTTCAGCCTCGGTCATCTGTGCTTCCCTGGCTTTCTTGAGAGCCTCAATCTCGCTGGCGTCCTTCACGCCGATTGACCCGAGCAATTCCGCGCGGGCTTTCTCGGCTGCCTTCGCGGCGTTCTTCGCGATAAGGTCATTGAGTTGCTTGTCGGTGTACTTCGCAACCTCGGGCGCTTCCTGTCCGGCTGCCTGCTCGGGCTGTTCCGTTGCCTTTGTTTCTACTGCATCGCTCATTTATTCCTCCTGATTACTTGTATATCTGTTCGCGATCTCTTCGTCGCGTTCTTCCAGATTCGTCGATAAAATCTCGCATTGCAGCCTGTCTTCCTGATACGCGATCTTTCCAGTGTTGGATTGTTGCGTCATCTCCGCCGGATTCCTGCGCGAGTTGTAGTCCTCGCTTTGCTTCGCGGATAGACCGTTCAAGCTTGCGCTGCTGCTGGCTCTCCGCATACTTCTCTTCCGTCTCGCCCAGCGGATATGGCTTGAAGGTCTTTTCTTGTCCTGGAGTGTATACGGTTGAGGAGTGACGGCAATTCGCGCCGAATAAACCGTCTATTTCTCCATAACTTGTTTCCGACAAAAGCGGGTAGCCTTTCGTTTTCCCGTTCAGCGAGTAAACCCTACCCTGATATGGCGCGCATCCAGGGCGAGCGTCGGCGTGGCTCGAAACAAGGATAAGATCCATGCCGTATTCGTCCATCCTCTCGAACTGCGCCTCTCGCCGAACGTTTGCCGTGGTTGTTCTCGTGATCACTTGCGCGTATGCCTCTGGAGTCCATTGTCTTCCGGCGCGGTCGGTAAAGGCCTTAAGCCCTGCTTTGCTCCATCCCGAGACTGTTTCCGCTATAGCCTGCCGTCCGGTCTTTGCCCCGGCGATTACCTGAGCCTGGATAGACTCGGTAGCAGAAACATACACCTTGTCAGCCGACGCGAGCATAGTCGCGCCCATGCGGTTAAACTCGTTCGCCGTCTGGTTGCCGAACATCCCTAAAAGCTGGTCCAGCTTCTCATCTGCTCCGGGAGGTAGTTTCAATTTCTCGATTACGGCGTATGCGTCGATTATTGCAGCCCCCATGCGGCCGCGCTTCGATATCTCTTTCTGTGCCTCGGATATTGCTTTCGTAAGGTTCGTCTTTATAGCCTGCTCATTCATTGCTCGGAGCGTACCGAGCTGCGCGAGTTTTTCCGCCTGCCATGTCGCCGAACCGATTGACCCGCGCTTGAGTAGCCGGATCATGTTGGTGAGTATATCGGTTTCCAGTTGGTAGACAAGCTCGGCGGCGGTCATTTCGCTGAAACAACCTTTTTGATCATGCGCTCGCGGCGCTTCTTATTCTGTACAGTCATACGAGCGAATGCGTTCTGTTGCTTCTCTGGTTGCTCGAAAAATCGTTTTTCCATGTATGCGCGGAGCATCTTGAGCGGCATGATAAGCGCGAGCCATCCGAGAGCCGGATACCGGAAATACTCGGCCTGATACTTCTCAGCGCGAACGAGTGCCGCGCGGCGGTATTTCTTTACCGGCTTTGTTCCGGCTCCTGCGTCTTTCATCCTATGCCTCCAAACATTGTCGATACGTCAACGGTCGCGTTCTCTGCGGCGATCTCTTCCGCACGTTTCCGCGCCTCCGCTTCGTCTACTCCGTCAAGTATCATTATAGCACGGTATCGCGACAATGTCCCGCCGGTTAAGCGAGATTGTATATAGGCAGTCTTGCTGTTGCGATCCTCGATTACTGAGTCATCCCACTCAATCCCGATTTTCTCTGAACCGACCGCGCCTCCTGTATACACGATAAGCCCAGCTATTGATTCCATCATGGCAACGATAGAAGCGCCTAGTGCGTTCTCGATATTCTGCTTCGTCTTGAATGTCTTGCTATTCTCAGATATTACCTCGGTCGCGGTCTTCATGCTCACGCCGTCGAATGAGAAAGATCCAACGCTTAAGCCGATCTGTACCGCGAGAATATCAAGCAGGGTCTGGATTGCGCGTCTGATCTCTTCAATACGAAGCTCAACCGTGTTGTCAGTGATCTTGAGCTGTTCTTTGTCCTCGGTATCGAACGCCTGAAACACCTCGTCGGATGGATCAAAATACTTCTCAGCCTTTCCGGTTTCAGTATTTACCACATGGCGCAATGCCCGCGCCGGTACGATGATTCGCTTCTTCCCCAGAACGATCTCCGAGTTGAGCGCGTCGAAGGCGATGTCCAAACATTCCAGCGTGTCTCGGGCGTTCTCGAAAATGGAAATTGAAAGCGGCGAATCGGTGTCGATGTTGTTCGCCTCTGGATTCCCGCAGTAGAAAAACATCTTAACCGGGCTAAACGCTTCGGCTTCTGTGAGTCCGAAAAGCGAAAGCTGAGCCGGATACATTTCGCCGCCGCGCTGTTCGTAGACCTCGCTCGTAATCTTGTAGCCTTCTCCGTCCTTTCGGTGTCGCTCGATTCGGATATACTGCTTCTTGTCGATTACTCGGCGGTCGATAATATCGGCTTCCGTGATAACCCCAGCTTCCCATGAAACAGGGATAAAGCGATCCGGCTGCACGAAGTCTAGGCCTATCTTGCCGCCGGAAACATAGAGTTTAAGCACGGTAGCCCCGAGCGCGAGCATCAGCTCTGTTTCTGTCTGCGCTCGTTCGGTGAATCTTGCCGCGGAGAGAACGTCAAGAACACCCTGCGGCGCGTTGAGCTTCGGCGTTTCCGCCCAGACAAGCCCCGCGAGTTCGGAACAAACCATCTTCGCCGGTCGCATGGTTTTCCGCACGCGCTTCTGTAGCTTTCCTTTGAGCGTCGGATACCAGTAGTTAAGCCATTCCGGGGAGCCGCGATAGATTGCCCGCCATTCCGCTATGCGTGATTCAGCCGCCATTACATCCGGCGAAACATCCTTGCCGGTTATCTTGTTCCATATCATTTTCAACCCTCCGAGTAGGTTCATATCATGTCCCTCATATACTTTTCGATCGAGTATTCGGCAGCATCCAGGCTGTCGATGTTACTTGTCCCGTTGTCCAGGCGCGTCTCTTTGTCGCCCATCGTAGTCCATACCGCCGATTGTACCGCTCTTATCGTTTCTTTGCAATCTTTATAAATCGAAGCGCGCCCGAGCGAGAACATGAGGTCTAGAAAGCGTATGCGGTCAACTATCGGATTCTTCAAAGAATTGCGCACGTTGATAATCCCTCGCCTCTCCATGCTCTTCTTGATTAACTGCTCCGCCGAGTCAACCCAGCAGTCCGCGCACACAAACTGCGCCTTCTGTTTCTTGACGAATTGTTCCCAGTTGCCCAGGATTGTTTCCACGTTTCTGTTTTCGGTATCGTACACCTCATCGATGATGCAAAAGCTCAAGCGATTATCCTGCATATAAAAAGCCGTCGCTGCGAAAGTTGTAGCTGAGCCGTTCCCGCCGATGTCCGCGCCGATGGTGACGAACAGGATCTTATCAGGGAAGCAATCCACGATATTCTTCTCGGTGAATGACGGATAGCATCCGCCCTCAGCGTTAACGCGCATACCGAGAATGAAGCGCTTATAGAATATGCCGGTGTATTGTGCTTTGAGCTCTGCCTTGCGCTCCTCGGTAATCGCTGGATTATCGTTAAGGTCGAAGTGAAACCACCGATAACCCGGGAGCTTCTCGTCTCGGAACTTGTCCAGGTAGTCAGTATAGAGCCAATGCCCCGGAACGTCCGGGTTCAGCGTCATGAAGTGTTTCCGGCTCCGGCTGGCGATCGTCCGGTTGAAGCATTCGGCTATCGTGTTTTTGTGTTGCAGGTTCGCCTCGTCGATATAGGCCATGCCATACGTGCGACCACGGAAAGCCCGGAAGCTTGAAACATTCTCCCCGCCGAACATATCGATTCTTTTACCCGCGAGGTCGATATAGGTCTCGTTCTGCTTGTCGCGCTTAATTTTGGCAAGTCCGCCTGATAGGTCAATCAACCCGAGGTCAGCATCGACGCAGTTCGCCATTACAGCTGATTGACTGCGTCCAATCATCAAATGGCGCGGGTCCGGGCTTTTGATTACCTCGCACATAAATACGAACACACTGGCCACTGTTTTGGATGAGCGGACAGCGCCCTCCCAGACGGTGAGGAACCCGCAGTCGCGGATTGATTCGAGAGACTTTGCGCCGAATGGAAGGAGGTCGGCTGCGTTCACGCGTGCCCTGTGATCTTGGTGACGATCTCGGTCAGTCTGGCAATAACCTCATCCTTATCAGTTCCCTGCTCTTTACCGAACCCGCGATCTGCGCCGAGTGATGATAGGAGCCATTTCGCGTCCTGTGTGTTCCCTTCCTTGATTGACTTCAGCACTGCCGATTCGCTCATGTCAAGGATCGTCTCGCGCTCGTCTTTGTACGCATCGCGCGTAGACTGCCATTGCTGCGTGAGCTTCTTGGCCGTATGCCAATCCGAGCCGAGACGATTTGATATGGTAGTTATGATTCCACCCGAGCCCTTAATGGCCGCGAGAACCTTTTTTTCGGTGTATCCCTTAGAGCTACTCATTCGTGAATCCTTGGGCATCCGTTAAGCCCGGGGTTGATTCCGTTTTCTTGCGCCTTGCCTCACCAGAAGCAATACCACCCTTTCTCCCCATCTCTCGGGCTTCTTTCGGGCTTCTAGTTGACTGTTGAATAAGGTTGTCAGGATTTGCCAAGCTCTGTTTCTCCTTCAATATAAAAAAGACAACCCTATATCTCAAGGGCTGTCTGTAAAGTGGTTTCTATACCAGCTTCATCGGATTGTAAGTTTCAGCTCCAATTACATCTTCATTTTCAATCTTCTTTACTTTTGCTACAATAAAGTATGTAGCCGGAGTCATTACAATCTCTATTCCTACCTTGAAACAGAATTGAGTCAACATAAGTGTGAACACAGTTTCTACAGGCATTGTTCCAATAAAGGCAAGAAAAATAAACATAACAGTATCAGCTCCTTCCCCGGCAAGAGTGGAACCGATGGTACGAATAAAAAGAAGTTTATCGTTTTTATCAAAGGTACGAAGCCAGATTTTCATCTTTGACATAATGTAACTGTTTAGAAACGACCCAACCCAGTAAGATACAAGAGACGCCGCTACAATTCTTGGAACTTGTCCTAATACAGTTGCGAACGCATCTTGATTTTTCCAAAACGCCGGATATGGAAGGGCGACAATAAACATGAAGGTGACGATCATCAAAAGGTTTGAAAAGAAACCCATCCAGATACGCTTCCTGTCTGCTTCATACCCATATACCTCAGTAATGATGTCACCAAAAATATAAGTAAACGGAAATAGAAACACGGCGGCAGGAATAATCATTCCCCCGATAGATACGATTTTTCCGGCGATGATATTCGAGATCAACAGCATGACCACGAAAACAACTGTGAACCATTCAAGGAGCTTGTAATTGGTTTTTTCCATTGGTTTCCTCAAAACATAAACATATTAAACTCATGCGAGTTCAATCATAAAAACCGTTCTGCATATTCTTGAAACTTTATCCATTCACCAAAGACAAAATCGTCAAGAATCTTATAATGTTTTATTGACTTTCCTTCAGGTGTTTTTACCGTTTGCATTATTCCATTTTTGAAACATTGAACACTTCCAAAACGCGATGCACTTAACCAGTTTGTAGAATCCACACTGTCAAAATGGTATTTTTTTAGTTCCGGTGTTGCTGTAAACCCTAACCCATGAACCATACAACCGGCCTTATGCGCTTCATTCAACAAATATGGGAAGTGCCTCCATTGTTTTTTTGTTATTTCCTTGGTCACAATCCCGCCTATAGCTATATAGTTATAGTTATTTACAGTTTCTAAAAAATCGTTCATTCCTCTTGTTTTGTGCCAAACTGGAATACACTTTTTCCCTGTCTTTTGCTCAATGTAAGCCCTGTATTCCTTCACCCTCTCGTAACCTACAACAGAGTCTATGTCAAGTTCAAAAAATCTTTCGATGTTGTGCTGGTTAATAAACTGCACATATTTTTCCACATAGTCATCGAAGTTTGTTTCGTTTTTCTGATTGACCATGAATGTAAACGCGCCAGAATCTAAAAGAAAACCCTTCCATTTCTTCATTTCTTTTATCTGCCACGGTTTTACATAAAAAAAAGATTCCAATATATATAATGTCGTGTGTTGTTCAAATAACCTTTCCCGCGAGCAGGTTCCGGCTAAATAAACATTCATAAAACACCGCCACAATGAGGACAATGTTTTTCAGCTTTTTCTTTCTTCTCCGTATTTGAAAAAAGATTGTTTATATCGTTTACGTCTGGTTCACTAAAGTATAGCTCTCCTGATGGCAAAGAAAACTCGGATTCTTCCAGTTCAATTTCCCCAGCAAACTCTATAACGCTATCAACCGTCATCTGCCCATATTGCGACGTAATTGCCAGCAGTTTTTTCTTCGCGTCCTGCTCGTCATCTGCCTCGATAACATCCACTGGTAGCATCGGGATGTCCCAGCCTTTCTCGCGCATGAATAAAAGAGTCTTGAGACGTTGGTGTCCGTCGAGCATTCGGTATTCCCCTGCGTCGTCCCATACGAATATCGGCGCGATGAATCCTTTCTCAAGTATTGACGTCATGAGTTTCTCGCGGTTCTTTTGTGTGAGTCGTTTTAGATTACCCTGGAACTCGAGGAGCCTGTCAATCGGGAGCGTTTGATGCCCGCGTGCTTTAACTATGATTTTATTTTCTGGTGAGTAGTCCACTTTGCCTCCGTAATAACCCCACCCACCGGGAGGCACCGGCAGGCAGGGTCAGGGATAGTATACGCGGGAAATGGTTAGCGGTCAAGCTTCGCCCCATGTATCCGCTCTTCAAGCCGCGCGAGCTTCTTCTCTTTCCAGCCGTCGGTCGATCCATACAGGAGTTTCATCTGGGAAAGCACAATCTCAACGTCGGCCATTTCCTCAAGGATCTTTGCGCTATCTCCCCGGCCGTCAAGCGCGTGGTGAAGTTCGACCGATAGCTCTGCCAGTTCTTCGAGGGTCTTGCGTATCTGCTTCTCGCGTCCGTAGAAGGCGATGGCGAGTTCTGGAGTGGTCATTCGGCGTATTCCTTCGTGCGGTCGAGAATCTCATCGCGTTTAATTTCATCCATGCAACCGTCAAGCTGAATTGAATCTATAAACATCCGCATTTCCTTGATAAGCTCCATCGCTTCTATGAGGTCAAGTGCCATGTCGCCCGATACAGTTCCCTTGCCTGCAAACGCAAAACGATTAAGCGTCTTTATCTTTGTTCTCATCCCTGTATCTCCTTGAGTGCGTCGCCAGCTGTCGTGCAAGCATCTTGCAGGCGTGAATATTGGCTCTCGAATACATTTGACGGCATACCTTTAGACACGACGTATTCCAGCGCCTTCACCGCAATGGCGAGCTTTTCCGAGTCGGTCGAGACTGTGACAGAATCTCCGATAATGGCGGCTCGCAATCCTTTTGTCCTTGCGCTTTCTGGCACGCAGAACACGGTCTTAAACCATTCTACAGCCCT